CAGCAAGAGGTTTTGCAAGCAGTGCCGAGGTCGTTGCCACCACAGCGATAGATGCGGTAACAGTTACAGCACCTGCTGATGGTATGTTCTGGACAATCTGATCAGGTATATTTAAATTTTCAAATACAGGAAGACATTCTTTTCCTACTGTCTCATACCTAGTAATCTTTTTATTACCCTCTAGGATTTTTCCTACAGGGTTTTTTAATTCTTGTGCTCTACTCGGACACTCTGCCAATGGAGCATCAGTTCTAGGTGGTGCTGGAGTTTCAGGTGTTTCTGGTGGTTTTGTATCAGGTGGTTTATATGGTGGAGGTGGTGGAGATGTTGTTGTTATCTCTAATCTGCGTGGATCATAATCTATTGGACTATAACTAGGTGTTCCTGCATCACAGAATACTTGTACACCATCCTTGTCTTCTTCTTTTAAAGTTATATTCTCACTACTATCTCTATGTGACTCAACACATCCAGGTATATTAACAATAGGAACACCCACCTGTGTAGTCACGGGTGGGTATATTGGCATTGCTGCAGGCGGAGTTTTTAACCAGTCAGGTGTATCATTAATAATCAAATTACTAACTTGATTAACTCCAATATCAATATTACCTAACTGGATTTCTGGAATCATTATAAGTTCTTAGTTATTATAAAAATTATAATCCTGTAGCATTGCAAAAAATCTCATTTTCATTACCATAAGCAGTTCTTGTTCATGTGTGGGTCTTCTAGGAGACCCCGGCCAAGTTTCTAAAGCAAAAGAAAAATGTTCATATAATGCACGAACCTCATCTATGCCAAGTGTCATTTCTGTGTACCATTCTCCATCTCCAAAAGAATAATCATCCAGATCAGATGTGTCCACTAGTTAATCTTCCAAATACTTTTTAATAACTTCCAGACGTTCTTCTTCTTTTGCAATCGCATCAATTTGATCTTGGATTGCGCCAAGCACATCTGGGTGCTCACCAATGCCAACTGGATTAACAAGATAAATTTCAATATTCATCTTTGCTTTTTTAATGTTCCCAATAGCAAGTGCCTTGAGAGCATCTAACATTTCTCTTCTCATAATAAAATTGCTCCAATAATAAATCCTTTTCCAAATGCAAGACAAAGCATCTGATAATCAGTCAAGTTAAACTTGTCCTGAATTTTATTTGCCATTGCCTTATCCCAATCTTTAATTTTAGTCAACAAGCGTACCATGTGCCCTCCTAATTTCTCTAAGTGCTTCTAAGTTCATGTCCTTTGTTCCGCCATCATATGGATGAGCATAACCTTGCTCAATCATTTGTTCGTTGAGGGACACATCTGCGTCCCCAATGTATAACCAACCAAGAAGACGGCCATATTTACCGACGCCACCAACAAGTTCAGTCCTAACAGACAACTCATCATCACCAGCCAGAGTGCTTTCCAGTTTCGCTTCGAGCCAGTTGGTTGCGTCGATTCCAAGAGCTTTCTCCTCTAAGTTTCTAGTTCTCTTCTCCGGCGTATCAACTCCTGCAATTCTAACTCTTTCTTTCTTGTATAAATCAAACCCGAGGTCGATAGTAACATCAATAGTATCACCATCAAGGACACGATTAATCTCCGTCACTCGGAAGTTGTAGCAGCTCTTCCTGCTGGGTGGAACCATAGCGCCCATCTTCTAACTCCGTATATGATATCTTTAATATGTATATAACATAACCCAGTGCCAATCCGACAGCAATGATTACGCATAGAATCACCGACCACACAGGATCATTTGGGTTGACATGAGGACTTAGTAGTAAATTCATTTTTTAAACCCACTCCTATGTGGTAGGGGCCAAGTAATATGCATTGCAAAACACAGCAATGAAACAAAGGAAAACACGAATATTGCGCTCATAATTCTATATTATTATTCTTTATATTTTTGAGGATTCTTGAGAGAATCATTACAGTAGTATGCTATGGGAGCAAGCATTAATACGCTCCCACACTCAATTAACAAAGGGTTTTGTCCGATCCAGTGTGCAAATTGAGGGATCATTTTATATACTTCGTAGTATATCTTATCTATTCAATTAGCGTTTATTTTTCCCCTCTTTTGTTAGGGTTTCAAGTTAGTTATTTTCTTCGCAATCTTTCATTGTTGTTGCAAGTTCTCCACCAATCTCTGCACCCTTATCCTGACCCAACATTACTATCCAACCAGAAACTAACCAACCAACATATGGAATACTAGTGAACCATGGTGCGGCAGCAGCACCAACACTAGCACCTACCATTCTTCCCGTTGATTCTCCAGCGCCCTCCGCTTTTATGCATTCCAGGTTTTGAGCAGTCAACTTTCCCTCAGCACCTCCACCCATATGGCGGGCACCATCCATTGTATACTCTTCATCATATTCTACATTTGATTTCCCACCAATACCAAAGAAACCATTAGTCTTATCAACTCTTCTTCTTACACCCATGACCTTAGGATCATTTGATGAATAATCAATCCTATATCCTTCCTCCCCTGCCTCTACTGTATATGAGGTGTAATCACCAACAGGAAGATTAATTATCGGCAAGTTATTTTTATTCATCAGATGTCCCAAGACACCAATATGAGCAATCCCAAACAGTGTCCCCACTGTCAGAACTACCCACTTAAATGGTGATTTTTGATTATCCATAATTACATCTTGTAAGGTTCATCGGACTTTGGAGGTGTCTGTGTTATTTGTACAGGTGCCTGTTCAATACGAATAGTTTGTGCCGGTGCAGTTTGTGCTGCCTTTTCAATCAATCTTTCCATCTGTTCTTTTGTAATACCGCCACCATTAGATCCACCACCTTCTCCTGCTTTCTTTGCTGCCTGGACACCAAAAGTCGCAAGCACCCCAGTAAAGACACTTGCGATAAAAGTAGGATCTAGTTTTTGTTCTGGTATACCGAGTGCAGGTGGAAGTTTGATGTACGCCAGCGTGAGTATTCCCCCAGACCAGACAAGAATGCCAAGGCGAACAAAAGTAGACAGAATAGCAAGTTGTTCTTCCTTGTCATCTGCCGCCTCCTTTATTTTTCCAAAGAAACCTTTTTTATCAGGTTTCTTTTCATTCTTAACATCCTTTACATCGCTGCGAACTTCCGGCATTAGTCATAAGCAAATATAAATTTATTTAGCGATGTAACCATTTTTTTCTAACCATTCACGAGTCATTGGAGTAGGATCATAGTCCGTCCACATACTACCACGAGCACATGATTCCAATGCTGTTTGTGTCATACCTGCAGTTTTACCTGCCCAGGTTGCTTCTTTTTCCCATGGCCATGCCGACTCAGGATAACTCTTCTCTACAATCTCACGCCACAATGGTGGCACTTGATCTTCAGGTTTAATGATAGCAATCATACTATTATCAAGTGTGCCTGCCATGCAGTCCTGTGCCGCGTGCCATCCTTCATGACGCATAACACTCATCAATACACCAGGACGATGCATATATGCTCGGTTAAGATAGAAGTTGTTACTTACAGTATGATAGACACCACGATGTCCTACCGGAAAATACTTCTCATCAGCAAGATAAACTTGCACATCTACAAGAGTCAGTGCATTCAACATACGACTAAACTCCTCTGCAACTGGATTCCAGTTAGACAGAGGATATTCTTGTGCCAGATAGTCAATACCCCAGATAGGTTCTACATCATCGGTACATTCTTGAAGAAGCATACACCCCATAGAATGATTGGTAAAGTAATCACTATCTTCAAGAGGATCTGCCATTACAGGGGCAGCAAGACATGCTGCCATCAGAGCCATAATAATTTTTTTCATATCAGAAAGGTAAAGCAGGTCCGGTTGTAGAGGGGATAGGAGGAATAGCACCACCAGTGGCACCAGGAAGTTCTGGCATGGCAGAGTCTAGCATTCCGGGGAGAGCACCAGCAATTGCTTCTCCAGCAGCTGCTGCAACTTGAGATTTGATATTCTCAACAATAGAATCTTTATTGAGATATAGTGCAGCACCGCCACCGACGATACCTGCAGTTCCTACAAATGATAGGACTGCTAAAACATTAATTACTTTTTGCATAATAAGCCTCGTAGTATTTGGCAATGCCGTTACAATTTACATTACCTTGGGATACCCAATCATGAGCACACTCGTATATAGACTGGGTTCTATATTTAGAACCTCTTGTTGAATTAAGTTCACCACCATACTTAGTTAAAAGAATAGTAAGTGCTTGTTGACGAATTTGTAGTTTATCTTCACTGTAACGCCAATCATTATCCATATAGATTTTCCGAACCTCCTTGAAAATTTTCCGATGCACCAATAGGATCTAATTGAGTTGTAGTCTTGCCAGTTTTGGTTGCCATATCATACATCACTTCATGAATATTGACAGGTTCAGTTTCGACTTTCCAAGAACCACCAACTCCACCATCCATATTTACAATAATATCGTCGCCAGATTCTTTCATTAGTTTTTGATACTCCATTTGAGTTTCTGTTAAAATTGGTTCACTGAACCACTCATCATAAGGTGCAATAATTGGTGCCGGATAGGTCATGACTGCCAGTGATAATGGAAGAAATTGCCTTTTGAATCGCACATTGGATCTTCTGATACAACACGATACGGTAGCATCCGCTGTCCTTTGAAACTTGTTCGGTCCCCAATGATACTGTATGCTTTGAGAAAGTTTTCTCTTCCCTTATCAGATTTAAATTCATTCACTAAAGTTGTAGGAGCAGATGGTCTCCAATAACGAAATCCTTCATATTGTCCGGGAGCATAGACTACATCAGCAACATTGTTGGGGAAGTAAGGAGACCTGACACGATTAAGGATAGACACTGCTACACAGTATTCATCCATAGTGTTAGGAGCTGCTTCAACCTTGACTGCTCTTGCCAAATGGTCGTAGTCAATGGGCGTTAGTGCCAGGAGTGTTTCTAAAATCATACCATTAAAAAAGGAACCTCTTCAGTGCTTTCGTATTATAGGACATCATTTCAAGGTTGTCAAGACAAGGAGTCATCTCCTATGTATTCAAGAGAAAATACATCATGATCATCTATGTTTGGGTCCAACCATTCGGAGAATTCTTTTTGAATAGCATAAGCATCATCTAAAGTTGGTGTTCTCTCCTTATCAATTTCACAAAGATAATGAATACGATCTATGACCCAATGGTAATTGCGTTCAAGAGTTTGTTCCAAAGTTACCATAATTTTTCTTCATGTACCTTCCTAGAATATTGCTATTATAGTAGAGAGGTCCTCCATCGTCAAGGGCTTCGGTTAGAACATTATTGATAAAAAGTTGTTTGGTCTCTTCATAATTGACCTTTCCTTTGGTCTTATGGAGACTTAAAATTTCTCTTGTAAAAAATTCGTTTCCAATCTCTTTACGGTCTTTGTTAAGTTCATCAGAACTGCCGTAGTATTTTTTCCAGTCGCTTTCAGATTTAACTCTCCTAGATTTACCTCTAGGCTTTCTATTTGACCAGAAGTATTTTCTTCCAATATACTGGCGACCGTTTTTGAGATTTGTAATGAGATAGACAAAACCGAAGTTATCGTCAATATTCTCAGATAAAAAATCGGTTCCCTTAAACTTCCAGGGATTTTCATAATCTGTCAAATCATTCCATCATCTGGAATTTATTTATCTTCAGTAAAAGCAGAGTATCCATCATAGTCACCAAACAGAAAGGCATCCGATTTTGCTGCCTCTCTGTATGCCTCTAAAGATTTTTCTTCTTCAGAATCAGAGACTAAATCCTGC